ATGCTGCTGATGCTCCTCGACGTACACCACCTTGAGAAACTCCAATGGTTGTACTATCTTGAATCTTGATAAAAGGAACAACGCCTTCTGATTTACCATTGCCACGAATGGTTGCTCCTTGTGGACGCACACCATTCCAGTGAACGCCAACACCACCACCATTCTTAGTCATGGCAGCAAGCTCATGCATAGAACTCATAATACCGTCTATAGAGTCTGGAACGGCAAGAGAAAAGCATGAGATAGGAAGACCTCTTGTTGTACCGGTATTGGCAGCTACAGGTGACGCAAGACCTAACCAGTTATTCCACATAAGCTCAAAAAACTTTGGAGCAAGTTTTATTTTACCAAGGTGTCTAGCAGAAGAGTTAGAAACACGTTGCCACATTTGACGAGGTGTTTCTCCTGCAAGAAGATATGTTCCACGAAGCATTCGATAGCTTTCTTCTGTAAGCCATTCTGGTGCATCGTTTTCTGCTTTAAGTTTTTGTAGTTCTTCTGCTGTAGACATATTCATTTACTTTCTTCCCATATATTAGAGAAATCAACGTGACCCTTGGAGTAGCTTGTAACTTTTTGAGCGAAGAAATCTGTATGTTCAACTCCAGCGGTCATAAGATCAAACCATGCCATACGCTTGATAGCTTCTTGGTCAATGTTCTTCCAGTTCATTTTTAGTCCAAGTTCACCAAGCTTTGTGTTTGCACGATAACGAATAAACTGCTTGATATCCTTGGCATCGATACCTTCTATTTTACATCCTTGAAAAACTTTGTCAATGAAATCATCTTCAAGTTCGATAGTAACACGGGCAGCTTCGTAAATGCTTTTCTTTACTTCATCTGTCCACACTTCTGGGTATTCTTTGATAAACTCACGGAACAACCAGCATCCTGCCTCACTGTGCAAAGATTCGTCTCTAACAGACCATGAAATAATCTGTCCCACTCCCTTAAGCTTGTTCCATCTGGAGAAGTTAAACAATATTGCAAAAGACGAGAACAAAGAAACTCCTTCTGTAAAGCCAGAAAAGATAGCAAGCGAGCGGGCGATATCATGTTTATCGTTTCCTTTCACATCAATCAAACGATCAATCTTTGCCTTGGCTGTTGGTTCTTGAAGGAACGCATCATATTCTGTTAGGCCAAGTGAATCATTAAGGTAAGCATAACCAATCGTGTGAACAGTTTCCATGTTACCAAAGGCTGTACCCATCATAACGATTTCTGGATGTGGAAACCACTTAGCAATCTTTGTGGTCCAATAATCGTTCACAACAAGCTCGGTTTGAATAAAACCTTTAAGAACACCACCAACAACTTGTTTTTCTTGTGGTGTAAGGTTTTCTGCCCAATCTTGAATATCTGAAGCCATTTGAACTTCTGATGGAAGCCAATGAGCTTGCTGTTGCTTTAGCCAGAAATCATGTGCTTTGTCATACAAAAACGGCTTATAAGTTATGCGCCCATCTAACAACATATACGTACCTTATCTTTCAGTGATTTTGATTCAGCTTGGTTAGCTGAAACTTTTCTTTGCTTTTCTTGATAGCTTCTTTGAAACGGCTTACAGTATCGTCTTGCATACGTTCTTTTTCTGTTTCCATTTCAACTTGAAGTCCTTCAACTTCATCAGCTGTCAAAACACGAAGCTTGCTTCTTGCAGTATCAACGTGAACCTTGAACTGCAAACCATCGACTCCAAACCGGTTCTTGGCTACGAACAATGTGCCAAGACCTGTTGCCTTTTGTGTACTCAAACGTTGTAGACCAAGAACAAAATCTGCTTCTGCTGCTTGACCATAGCTTTCTGCCATGTTTGTAAGATCTACAATGTCACTCTTTGCACCATCCTTGTTTGATTGCAACGCAGTCCATACAGGGCAGTCAAGTTCTTTTGCCATCTTTCGAATCTCTTGAATCACGTATTGCATTTCCAGACGTGGCAAATCATAACGTTCTGTTGAACGAATAATCCCAGCATAGTCGATCAAAACAAGGTCTGGCTTAATGCCCTTGTAACTCATTTTCTCAATGTGAGATTTAATGGTGTTACAGGTAATAGAACGTGCTGGAAACTCTTTAATGATAAGTCTACCAAGATTTTCTTTGTTGGCTTCAAAATATTCCTTGATAATATCTTGAGCATCAATACAATCACTGCTGTTAATCTCTGTTAGGTGACTGTCATAACGAATACCTACATAACGTTCGTTAAGTTCCATTGTGTAGTGATAAACGTTTTTACCCTTGAGCAACGCTTGAGCACCAAAATGTGTAAGCAAGTGAGATTTACCCACGCCAGACGGAGCAACAACAATACCAATCTCACCAGCACCTAGTCCACCAGCCATCACCTTCTTTTCATCTAGTTCAGCAATACCGGTAGCAATAGGATGACGATATGTGACACTATATCGTGCTTCAATATCATTGTTGTAGTCATGGCCGGGAGAGCTAGACATTCCCGCAGCGATAGCTGTTTTCATGATATCAACAACAGTTTCATACTTGTCTGTTAGAATGATATCAACAGATTCAGACAACGCCTTCTTGAGAAGCTGTTGACGGCAAAAGGTGAAAGCTTTTTCTTTAACCCAAGGAAGGTCATTCATTTCTTCGCTGCGAATAACCTTTTGTAGAAAGCCATGACATTGCTCACGAAGAACAAGATCAGAGTTGTTGCTTAGTTCATCTTTGATAATAGTAATAAGAAGTTCCATTGTAGGAAACTCTTTGTAGCTGTGATAATAACTGATATATTTGTTCGCAATCAGTTTAAGGTAAACAGGTTCAAGGCATTCATCTACAGAAAATACTTCAATGAACTGTGTTGCCCAGTTTCGGTCTGTGAGAAGTGCTTGCAGAACTTTCTCTTGAAAGCTTTTGCCGAGGTTACCAAATCCTGCTGTGTTTGTTTTTGTCGAAGACATATGCTGCTCCATTCCTATGAGAACTATCTTACCTAATCTATCAGGGTATATTCGGAAACTAAAAGGGTTGGCAACATCGTTGGTAGATGTAACTATCATCTACTTCAAAGGTTGCCAAAGATTATCGAACTAGCGTTTTTGCCATGGTAAACGTGAAATCTAAATCGTTTGTTAGCGGAATATCAGCCCCAGTGAACGTTTTTATAAAACCCAACTTATCTGCAACAGGTTGAAAATTTTCTACCTTGTAATCTACCTTGCTTATCTGATTTGCCGCCAAACAGCTTGTATCCAAATACATCAACTGCCAGTTCCTTGCCACAATAGATGAATGACTAACAATGTCACTAAAACATTTCAAAGGCTTTTTGCTGGCTTTTATTTCGTTATTAGCGGCTTCAAGCAGCCAAGCTTGATCTAGATCCACATCATCTCTTGCAAAGTCTTTAAAACGGCTTGTAATGGTTTTAAAACCTATGCCGGGAACTCCGTCAAGGTTATCGCTGGTATCACCAATAACCGAACGTGCAAGAGTAATGTTTCTTGGCGACACCCCGAAGTTTTTCAACACATAATCAGAATCGATCAATATCTTTCTTGCTGGATCAAAGATTCTTACTGTTGAATCCTCCAACAACTGATAAAAGTCTTTGTCGCTGGACACAACTATTTTGGTGCAAGCTTCGTTTTGAAACTTACGTTTTACAAGATATGCAATAATGTCATCGGCTTCTGTGTCTTGCACATATACCTGACAAACAGGTAAATGACCTAAAGCTTTGCTTACAAGTTGTAACTGATAAACCTTGTTCTTCATGTTGCTATTAGGATTGAACTTGCCATCGTTGCGATACATTTCTTGCAACCCTTTGTTGGTTGCACGATTGGCTTTGTATTCAGAATAAATGTGTTTGCGTCGAGGAGAAGGCCCACCTTGCTCCCATATAACAAACACACGATCTGGATGAAGCTGGGATATAAGCTTGCCAAGACCACGAACAAATCCAGTAACCCCACCAACCAGTTCACCGCTAGCTGTTACAGTTTCATTAACCATAAAGTTACGAGTGAAATAGTTTAAACCGTCAATCACAAGAATAGGTTTTGATATCATAGTAACTCCAAATGGTTTTCATTAATGTCGGTTGTTGCAAAAGCTATGTAGCCCACTTCACCATCACCACGTAGTATTTTTGTATACACTATAATCCATTCTATATTTTGTTGTGGTTGCCCTGTAAACACTCCAAACGTTCCCAAATGAATGCCAATCGGTTCATTATATCTAAACTGAGCCCATCCCATGCTACCAAAACTGTCGCCTATACCTTCTTCTAGAACAGAAGCTTCTTCTAGTGAAAACGGCGGAAATGACTTCAAAACTTGAATCGCTTGTAATCCGTTATATGGTTCGAACATTGGATTGTTAAACCATGGTGTTCGAACCACGTAATCTTTGTATTCCGATTCGATTAGCTTGTTTAGATCATCACATTTCCATCCTTGTGAGTTTAACGTTACAGACCTTCCTTCAATTCGTGACATGTTTAAAAACTGAAATCCTTTAATGAACGTTCCCGGTTTTAAGTCAAAAAGTTCTTTGGCCAACATATCACGCCCCTGTTGAACCAAAGCCGCCCGCACCTCTGTCCGTAGAAGTTACAACATCAGTCTCAACAAAATCAACCTTATACGTTGGACTGTTTGCAAATATTTGTTGAATCACCAACTGAGCAACTCGTTCCCCCTGCTTTACTTGATAAGGTTGTTTTGAAAGATTGGCTAGAACAACATTAATCTCTCCTCGGTAGTTTACATCTACTGTACCCGTAACTGGAAACACGAGCTTTCTAGAAAGTCCAGAACGTGAACGTACATCAAGGTAATACGCATTGCCATCTGAATCTACCAAAGGACAATCTGCCAACTGCAATCCAGTTTTAACCATGGTTACTTCACCGGCAGGAAGAACCGTATCTTCTACGGCTGTAATGTCAAAACCAGCATCGCCAACCTCATGAGCGTGTTTTGGCATCGTGGCATTAGGACTAAGCTTCACAAACTTGATAACTAACTCTTTACGACTTGTCATGTATCATTACCTCGTTGATCAACCATAACAAGTGCAAAAGCCAGATATCAAACAAAAACAAAAAGGCCGGTTACTTTCGTAACCGGCCTTTCTGATTGTCTAGGCTGGTCTAGCCAGCGGGCTCTCAACGCTTGCGAGTACGAGCCTTGACAGGGGTTGCAGGAGCAGCGGGAGCCGCAGGAGCAGGTGCCGCAGCCTTGGGAGCAGGAGTGTTACCAGCAAGCACCCGAACCAGAAGCTCCTCGATATGACCATGCACCTTGAAG